TTGCCGGTCAGCTGACCATCCTGAAATCTCAGCTGGAGGAGCTCGCCATCTCCTTTGGTGAAATCCTGATGCCTGCCATCCGGAGCATCGTCAGCCATATTCAGGGCTTTATCGATAAGCTCAACGGCATGGATGAAAGCCAGAAAAAAGCCATCATCACCATTGGCCTTGTTGTTGCCGCCATTGGCCCGCTCCTTGTTATCATCGGCACGGTCATCTCCAAAATCGGTGTGGCCATGCAAGGCTTCGTGAAGCTGGCCGGTGCGTTCAATAAGATAAAGGCCGCTGCCAGTGCTGGTACTGGCATTTTCGGAAAGCTGGGTGCTGCCATTGGCGGCGTCTCTGCGCCGGTTCTGGCAGTAGTTGCCGTGATTGCCGTCCTCGTGGCGGCATTTGTGCATCTGTGGAATACCAACGAGGGCTTCCGGGAGGCCATCCTTGGAACATGGGAGAAGATAAAGACCACTGTGTCGAACTTTGTCGAAGGCATCCGGGAGCGGCTGGCTGCCCTTGGCATCAGCTTTTCCGACATCGCCGAGACAATAAAAGCCATCTGGAATGGCCTGTGCGCTGTACTGGCTCCTATCTTTGAAGGAGCCTTTAATGCCATTGCCAATGTCCTTCAGACGGTGCTTGGCGTTATCACCGGCATCCTTGATGTGTTCATCGGCCTGTTCACGGGGAATTGGGAGCAGGTCTGGACAGGCGTGAAGGAGATATTCTCCTCTATCTGGGAGGGCATCAAGGGCGCATTCCAGAACGCCATCGACACTATTCGCGGCATCGCGGATGCTGTGCTCGGCTGGTTCGGTACCAGATGGAATGACGTGTGGTCGAGCGTGAAAGCCTTCTTCGAGGGGATTTGGAACGGCATCGCGTCCTTCTTCTTCGGCATCTGGAACGGCATCCTGAACACCGTGACCACCGTGGTGAACACCATCAAATCTGTCATCACAACGGTCTGGAATGCCATAAAGACTACCATCACCACCGTTCTGAACGGCATCAAGACTACGGTCACTTCCGTATGGAACGCCATCAAGAGCACCGTGACCTCTGTGCTGGATGGCATCAAATCCACCTTCAGCAGTGTCTGGAACGGGATAAAATCCACGATTTCCTCTGTGGTGGAGGGCATCAAGAGCACCGTAAGCTCTGCCTTCAATGCTGTGAAGAGCACGGCGACCAGCATTTGGAACAGTATCAAGACCGCCATCGAAACGCCTATCAATGCCGCCAGAGATGCCGTGAAGGGTGCCATCGATAAAATCAAATCTTTCTTCAATTTCTCTTGGAGCCTGCCCAAGCTGAAGCTGCCGCACCTCTCGATTACCGGGTCTTTCTCCATCGCACCTCCATCTGTACCGCATTTCTCCATTAGCTGGTACAAGAAGGGCGGCATCATGACGAGCCCGACGCTTTTCGGCATCAACGGCTCCAGCCTTATGGCGGGTGGCGAGGCAGGCCCGGAGGCGATTCTGCCTTTGAAGGGCTTCTATGACCAGCTGTCGGCTCTGCTCGACCAGAAGCTCAACACCAGCGGCATGGAGAAGTATCTCGCCATCATTGCAGATAACAGCTCCAAGGGCATCTACCTGGAGGACGGCACCCTCGTGGGGCATCTGCTACCGGCAATCGACAGCGGCCTTGGCAAGGCGCAGAAATTGAACAGGAGGCTGAGCTATTGAAACCTGATATCCTAATAGATTCTGTCTCCATGAATGCTCTGGGCTGGCTTCGGGAGACAGTCAATTTTCCAACTCCGCAAAGCCAGTCCGACACCGTCATCGTTCCGGGCAGGAATTCGCCCATCCGCTTCACCGAGGCGCTGGGCCGGGTGTCCTACCAACCGCGCTCCTTTGAACTGACATTTTCCATGCTCGGCACCCGTGCTGCCTTCAACCAGATGGTCAATGAGATTGCAAACCGCTTCTCAGGCCATCTGGTACAGGTCATCTGCAGCGAGGAACCGGAGCTTTTTATTGTCGGGACTGTGGAAGCCGCTCCGACTTACGACCCTCTGACAGCAAAAGGCCAGCTGGTGCTTTCCTGCACAGATGGAGACGCCTATCGATACCACGTGTCCGAAACTGTGGTCACGATTTCCGGTTCGGGCACAGTCGCGCTGGAAAATGACTATATGCCGGTCGTGCCGACCATTACTACAACGGCTGAGACTACCCTGAACTGGCAGGTCGGCGGTGACACCTTCCGAAAAACAGTCAGCGCAGGCGTCTGGGAGTTCCCGGAGCTGGAGCTCTTGCAGGGGACGAACACGGTGAGCGTATCCGGCACCGGTACCACGACATTCCGCTACCGGGAGGGATGTCTATGAGCCTGTTTCGTGTATTTGTGGACGGCGCGGTGTTCTATCACCCCAGCCTCTCCAAGCTGGCCATCACGGAGGCGAGGATTTCTGAGGATGCCGAGAGCATTGACAGCCTGACTTTATCCGCTCCCCATAATCATCCGTACCTTACCAGTATCAAGCCAATGCAGTCGGTCATCGTCTGCAAGAAAAATGATGAGACGGTCTTCGAGGGCCGCGCTCTGGACGACGGCTCCGATTTTTACAACACCCATACCTGGACATGCGAGTCCTGCCTTGCCTATCTGAAGGACACCGTGCAGCCGCCTTATTCCTATAAGGGGACGCTGCGTGGACTGCTGGAGTATTTCATCTCTGTTCACAATGGAGCCGTAGAGGATAAGAAGAAGTTCACGGTCGGCAATGTGACGGTGACAGATGACAACGACTATATCTCCTACAGCAGTTCCGGCTTCACTGTCACTCTGGATGCCATCCGGGACAAGCTCATCAAGACCCACGGCGGGTATCTGCGGGTGCGCTATACCGACAACGGAAAAGTGCTCGATTACCTTGCAGACTTCAGCACGCACTCCCTGCAAACGGTGGAGTTCGGCAAAAACCTGCTGGATGTAAAAATCAGCCGCGACCACACAGAACGGGCCTCCGCGCTCATCCCTCTGGGTGCCCTGATAAAAGAAACAGATGCAGAAGGTCAGGAGATGGAGACCAACCGGCGCGTGGATATCACCTCCGTCAACGACGGGAAGAACTACGTCTGTGACGAGGATGCTGTTTCCGAAATCGGCTGGATTTGGACGAGCGAGATTTGGGAGGATGTGACCCTGCCCGGAAATCTGCTCCGTAAGGCAAAAGCCCGGATGCAGGAGCTGGCCAAAGGCGTCACCAGCATGGAGCTCACCATTGTGGATGAGTCGGATGCCGGTGCGGACATTGGGGACATTCGGGCGCGGATGTATGTCCGCTGTATATCCAAGCTCCACGGCATTGACGGCACTTACCTCTGCCTCAGCCGGACAGTGGATTATCTGAATCCTGCGGGCAACACCATCACGATTGGTGCCAGCGGCATCACACTTTCTTCAGCGTCTGCAAGGCAAGACCAGAATATCAGCGACTTGTCTGATGAGCTCGTCGGTGTGACCGGTGAGATTAAGACCATCAACGAACAGAAGATGTACCGCACCGAGACCTATGTGGACGGCGTGAACATCTTCCGGGACAAGGGCCAGCACAGCATCCTGCGCTGCCGCGTGTTTTCATGGGATAAGGAAATCACAGAGCTGCTGGATGCTTCCTCATTCGTCTGGCACAGGAATTCCGGCGATGAGGCGGCAGACGCAGATTGGGATGCGTCCCATGTCGGCATGAAATACATCACAGTCACCACCGAGGATGTTCAGGACAACGCATCCTTTTACTGTGAAATCACCATATAGGAGGACATCGAATGCCTACGATTCTGACTTCCAGCCAGCAGACGTTCGTAGATATCACAGACCAGCGGAAGCTCTCCGCCTATATCACTTCCAATCTGCCGAAGACGCAGAGCGAAGACCCGAACGTGCTGCCGCACACCTATGCGCCCAGCTGGGCCACGACCCATCTTGTCCTGACTCCGGTCATCTTTCTCGACCAGACCTCCATCGCTTTGGATGCTACGGGCCTGACCATCTTGTGGAAGCGAAAGGACGGAGCCAGCGCCGAGACTGCTCTGACCACCGGTGAAGCAGCTTCTGCCGGTATCCTGACGGTCAGCCAGAACAAGCTGGCCGCTTCCGGCTCCGGCATGATTACCTACATCTGCTATATCAGCTACTACGATTCCGAGACAAAGAACACGGTCAACATCTCCGCTGACATCACCTACACGCTGGTGAAGAATGCGGAAAATGCCCGCCTTGCCTATGTCACCTCGGATACCTACGTTTTCAAATACAATACCGAAGGCACCATCGTCGGCGCTACCCAAGCTACGCTGACCGGCCAGGTGCAGGCCGTCACCATCAGCAAGTGGCAGTACAAGAACAGCTCCGGCAATTGGGCTGATTATCCCACCACCTCTGACAACACCAGCATTACCGGTGGTACCCTTGTCGTAAAGCCTTCTCACGCAGTCTTTACGAACAACGTAGCGCAAATCAAGCTCCTGACCAACGATTCTGACGTCTATGACACCGTGACCATCACGAAAATCTACGATGGAGCCAAGGGCGAATCCGGTGGCTCCGGCCCCGGTGGATTGTCCGTCGTAGTCGGGAACGAGGCACAGGTAATCGCCTGCGCTTCTGACGGCACGGTTTCCGCTGCCACCAACGTCACCATCCCGTTTACCGCCTTTCGCGGCATCGAGCAAGTGGCCTGTACCTGTGAGGTCGGAACCATGGCCACGGGCATCACGGTGAAAAGCAATACTCCGGCCACGGCTACAGCCGCAGGCTCGGTGGTGCTCACGTTCGCCAAGAGCGCGAACCTTGGCGGCACTTCTGTTCTCACTGGCATAGTACCGCTCACGTTCACTGTTGATGGGATTACGGTCACGAAGAACTTCACATGGACAAAGGGCAAGGCTGGAGCTACTGGCACGGCTGCGGTCGTCTTTTCGATTTACGCACCGAATGGAACCATCGTGCAAAACCAGAGCGGCTCTCTGCTGCTGGCGACCTCGGCCTATTCCGGTGCGACTGCCATCACCACCGGCACCTACCAATGGGCGAAGTACACCGGAGGCGAGTGGGTCAACATCAGCGGAGCCACAGAAGCGACTCTGACTGTATCCGGCTCGGAAATCGTAAACATCCAGTCCTACCGTTGCACGATGACCTACAGCAGCAAAAACTATGTGGATGTCATCACGGTAGAGGACAAATCCGACCCGTATGTGTCCGAAATGCTCTCCATCGGTGGCTTCACGGTCAAGAACAACCTCGGCGGTCTGGTGCCCTATGTCATCGTCCGTACCAACCAGCGGGAGGTCGACCCGCTCCTGGGCAATATTTCCGAGACTGCGCCATCTTCTCCGACCAGCGGCGATTTCTGGTATCAGGTCGACCACACGGCAAAGACCGTCACGCTGATGAAGTACAACGGCTCGGCGTGGAAATCGGCCACAGAGTCACAGAAGCTGACCTATACCTGGTATGCACAGGATAAGGACGGCAACGCGGTGGCCTTCGATAAGAGTGGAAAAGTCATTTATCTCTCCGCTGCCGACATCGACAGCCTGATGACGCTGCAGTGTGACGTTTCCAACTGAGGAGGTGGTCTCATGGCTCTTTTGACCGTCTGCCAGCACACCTTCCAGAACGTCACCGCTTACGAGGAGGCGGTCGAGGATGTTGCCGCTCTGAAGGTCAATGTGCAGGAATGCTACACCGAAATCACCAAGACCTCGGAGCAGATACAGTCCTCTGTCCGGGAAACCTACATCTCAAAGTCGGAGATGGAGACGATACAGCAGGATTTCCAGACATCCATCACGGAGAGCAGCACAGAAATCCGCATGGACTTTCAATCTTCTCTGGATGTGGTCTCCGGGCAGGTTTCCGAGAATCAGGCGCTGCTGGAGGAATACATCCGTTTCAGGGGCGCTCTCATCGAGCTCGGCAAGGTGGGCAATGCCTTCACAGCCGAGCTGTCTAACGAACAGCTGGCCTTCAAAGAAAACGGCCAGACCATCGCGTACATTTCAAACCAGTCACTGGTCATCACCAATGCGGAGATTCGCAACAAGCTCTCCCTTGGAAATGAAGACCGTGGCTGGTTTGATTTTATCCCAAGAACATCCGGCAACCTCTCCATCGTCTGGAGAGCCCCAGCATCTTAAGGAGGTGACGGCACATGGCTTCCAGTGGTTCCTTCTCCGGCTCCATCTGTAGCGGCCACTATGTGCTCCGCATTGACTGGTCGCAGGCGCAGAATGTGTCGGCGAATACCAGTACCATCACAGCAAAAATCTATCTGGTCAATGACTGGCGTCTGGACATTGGCGCTCGTACCGCCAATACCATAAGCATCGGCGGCACCTCGCAGGGCTTCACGTCTCCCGCCGTCACAACGACCGGAGAGCATCTGCTCAATACAGTCACGCAGACAGTGACCCATGAGAGTGACGGCTCCAAGAGCATCTCCATCAGCGCGGTCTTCAGCTTTGCGGCGACCATCTCCGGCACCTACTATTCCACGATTTCTGCCAGCGCCAACATCACGCTGGACTCGATTCCCCGCGCCTCTGACGTGAGTATGCCCACCGGAACGATGGGGAGCTCTGTAGCGATTACTATCACCCCGGCATCCAGCTCATTCACGCACACGCTCACCTATACCTTTGGCTCTCTGTCGGGGACGATTTCGACAAAGACGACCGCCACGACGGTAAACTGGACGCCTGCGCTAACGATGGCAAATCAGCTGCCGAATGCCACATCAGGGACGGGCACCCTCAAATGCACCACCTACAGCGGCAATACAGCAGTCGGCTCCAAGTCGATAACCATCACCTTAAAGGTTCCTACGACAGTGGTTCCGAGCCTGACCAGCCTGATGGCGGCGCGGGTCAACGGCACTGTCCCTTCAAGCTGGGGCATTTACGTGCAGACAAAATCCAAGGCGACACTCACTATCAACGGCGCGGCAGGCTCCTATGGCTCCACGATTACAGGATACAGCATTACGGGCGGTGGCTTCTCCAGCACCAGTTCCTCTTTCACCACGGGCTTTTTGAACACCTCCGGGACAATAACCTTCACGGCGACGGTGACAGATTCCAGAGGCCGGACGTCTGCTGCAAAAACGGTGAGCATCTCCGTAGTGGCCTACAGCGCTCCGTCCTTTGCAAGCTACCTTTCCCAGCGATGTAACAGCTCCGGCACGGTGACGAATGACGGCACCTATGTCCGAGGATTGGTGGACTTCACCTACAGCAGCTGCTCCAGCAAGAACACCATTACTACAGCCACCTATTACAAGAAGAGCTCTGCTACCAGCTGGACAAACGCCAGCAAAGCCTTCTCCGACAATACGGCCTTTACCTTTGGCGGCAGCCTTACGACAGAAAGCTCCTATGACATCAAATATACCCTGACGGATGCGTTCACGACCATCAGCGTCATCGATACGGTCTCCACCGCATCTGTGGTCATGGACTTCAAAGCCGGAGGGACAGGCGTGGCCATCGGCAAGGTGGCTGAGAACAACGGCTTTGATGTCGATATGGCAACCGAGTTCCGACGCACGGTCAAAGTCGATGGAACGGCGACCTTCGGTGGAGATGTAGTCGGGATTCCCCACAGCTATTACGGAACCTGCGCAACGGCAGCCTCCACTTCCATCAAGGTCGTAACCTGCGCCCATTTCAAAAAGGAAGTCGGAGCGGTCGTAACGATTCTCATGACCTACGCCAATACCGTGGCGTCTCCGAGGCTGAACATCAACAGTACAGGGGCCAGCTATCTGAGCTATGGCAATGTGACGAAATCTGGTGCGTACCGCTGGCTTGCGGGGAGTATGCTCACGGTCATGTACACGGGAAGCTATTACGAGGTGCTGTCGATTGGCGCGACCTGGGTACCGACTGTGGCCGGAGCAAGCACGACATATAACGCGAGAGAAGGCTACTTCACCTACACTGGCGGCGTCGTGACGCTTTCTTTTACGGCAAACGGGAGCTTCCTCAGCACGACCACGACCTCTACTGCGCTGGAGGTTACCGGCTTTCCCTTCACGAACGCCAGCGCAGGCGTAGCGGCAGGCGGCGGTGTGGCATACGGGGCGTATCTCGGTACGAACGCGACCTCACATTTTCATGGATGGGTCATCTCATCTGGGGCTTCGGCTATCAGCGGCAGGAATGGAACTAAGAGTGCCGCCAATCTGCAGATGCTCGGCTATCTCTATAACAATCCATCCACCAATTTCAACCTGTCTGGAACGATACAAATGCGCGTGATTTAAGGAGGAAATCATCATGAAAGAATTCTGGAACACCATTCAACTTATGTTTGCGGCCATCGGTGGCTGGCTGGGCTACTTCCTCGGCGGCTGCGATGGCCTGCTCATTGCGCTCGTGGTCTTCGTCGTTGTGGACTACATCACCGGCGTCATGTGCGCCATCGCAGACCACAAGCTCTCCAGCGCTGTCGGCTTTAAGGGCATCTGCCGCAAGGTGCTCATCTTCCTGCTGGTGGGCATCGCCAACATCCTCGATGTGCAGGTCATCGGAAGCGGCTCCGTCCTGCGCACGGCAGTCATCTTTTTCTACATCTCGAATGAAGGCGTCTCTCTCGTGGAGAATGCTGCGCACCTCGGCCTGCCCGTGCCGGACAAGCTGAAAGATGTGCTGGAGCAGCTCCACGACCGCGACGGAAAGGAGGGCCAGTAACATGGCATATACAAACAGTTCGCTCGTATCATTCACCCAGCTCAGTCCGAATCACTCCGGCCAGCGCACTCACGCCATTGACCGTATCACGCCTCACTGCGTGGTTGGCCAGTGCAGCGTGGAGACCCTGGGCCGGATTTTTCTGCCCACATCCCGGCAGGCCAGCTGCAACTACGGCATTGGCGTAGATGGCCGTGTCGGAATGTATGTCGAGGAGAAGAACCGCTCGTGGTGTTCCTCCTCCAATGCCAACGACCAGCGGGCAGTCACCATCGAGTGCGCTTCCGACACCACGGCTCCTTACGCCTTCAAGGATGTGGTCTACCAGAAGCTCATCACCCTCTGCATCGACATCTGTAAGCGGAACGGAAAGAAGAAGCTCCTGTGGCTCGGCGACAAAGATAAGACGCTGAACTACAGCCCTGCAGCCGATGAGATGGTGCTGACTGTCCACCGATGGTTTGCAAACAAATCCTGTCCCGGCGACTGGATGTATGCACGGATGGGCGACCTTGCCTCGAAGGTCACAGCGGCCCTCGGCGGCACGACCACTACACCGAAGCAGCTCTATCGCGTCCGCAAGACATGGTCGGATTCCAAATCGCAGAAGGGCGCTTATAAAATACTTGCCAATGCAAAAGCGTGTGCTGATAAGAATCCGGGATACTCCGTCTTCGATACTGACGGGAATGCCGTATACACATCCGAGACAGGCTCTGCCGGTGTCCCCGGTGACGCCACCTTCAAGGTTCGGGTGTCTGTGCCTGACCTGAACATCCGCTCCGGGCCGGGGACAAACTATGCAGCCACCGGTCGTTTCACCGGAGCTGGGGTCTTCACCATCACTGCTGTGCAGTCCGGTCAGGGCTCCAGCTCCGGCTGGGGCAAGCTCAAGTCCGGCGCTGGCTGGATTGCGCTGGACTTCGCCAAACGCGTATAATCGCATAAACCATTCTGGGCCTATGGGAGAAATCCTGTAGGCCCCTTTTTCTATTTTTGAAACAAATATCCGCTCAAAACGGTCGCCCACCTTCAGTGGGAACTGAAGGATAAGCCTTCGGATTGGAGGTCGCTATGACAAACGAACAGAAATACCAAATCGCGGAGCTCCGCCAGTCCGGGTACGGATACGCTAACATTGCTGACGCGCTTGGCCTGACCAAGAATCAGGTCTCTGCCTACTGCCGCAGGGCAGGACTCACTGGCACTAAGGCCGCTGTGGGCGCGACCGTCGTTCCTGCTTCAAACTGCTGCCGTAACTGTGGCAAGCCGCTGACGCAGGTCGCCGGAAGGAAGCCTGTCAAGTTCTGCTCGGAAGCCTGCCGCATCCACTGGTGGAATACGCATCCGGACGCTGTGGATAAAAAGGCGTTCTACGATTTCACATGCGCTTGCTGCGGGAAGCCCTTCCGGGCCTATGGCAATTCCCAGCGGAAATACTGCTGCCATGCCTGCTATGTTCAGGCTCGGTTCCGAGGTGGTGATGGCCATGACTGAGGAGCAATTCGACCGGGAGAAACGATATCAGGCCAGCATGAATATGTTCCGGACGATGCTGAAAAACGGCCTCATCACTGAGGAGCAATACGCCATAATTGATACAAAAATGCTGGAAAAATATCGGCCATTATTGGGGACATTATTTTCAGAATCTACTTGCTATTCCGGGCTTTCAGAGCGATGTATAGTACCGGAAAGGAGCTGATTTCATGCGAAAAGTAAGCAAAATCGAGCCGATTTCTCCCTCGCTCCCGACCCGCAAGAAGGTCGCTGCATACGCCAGAGTTTCGATGGAGTCCGAACGGCTCAACCACTCCCTGTCAGCGCAGGTCAGCTATTACAGCAAGCTGATTCAGAGCAATCCGGAATGGGAATACGCTGGCGTCTATGCGGACAATGCGGTCACCGGCACAAAGTCCTCCAGCCGTGAGGAATTCCAGCGGATGCTGGAGGATTGCGAAGCCGGGAAAATCGACATCATCCTGACGAAGAGCATCTCAAGATTCGCCCGGAACACAGTCGACCTGCTGGAGACTGTCCGCCACCTGAAGGAGCTGGGCATCGAGGTTCGGTTCGAGAAGGAGCACATCAATTCCCTGAGCGGTGATGGCGAGGTCATGCTCACCTTACTGGCATCCTTTGCGCAGGAGGAGGTCAGGAGCCTCTCGGAGAACGTGAAATGGGGCACCCGGAAGCGCTTTGAGCAGGGCATTCCCAACGGGCGGTTCTTGATTTACGGCTACCGTTGGGAGGGCGACCATCTGGTCGTCGAGCCGGAGGAGGCCAAAATCGTCCGGCTCATCTACGACAATTTCCTGAAGGGCCTCTCGGCAGAGGCGACGGAAAAACAGTTGGAGGAGATGGGCGTGAAGTCCATGAAGGGAATGCATTTTCCCAACAGCTCCATTCGGGCCATCCTCAAAAACATCACCTACACCGGGAACCTGCTCTTTCAGAAGGAATACACCCTTGACCCTATCAGCAAAAAGACCCGCAAGAACCATGGTGAGCTGCCTCAGTATTTCGTGGAAAACACCCACGAGGCCATCATCCCTATGGAGACCTATCAGGCGGTGCAGGCTGAGATTGCACGGCGGCGTGAGCTTGGCGCTCTGGCCAACTGGAGCATCAACACCAGCTGCTTCACCTCGAAAATCAAATGCGGTCTTTGTGGTGCCAGTTTTGTACGCAACACCCGGAAGAACCGGGCCAAGACCAGTCAGCTGGGGGAACGTTACACTTTCTACGGCTGCGGCACAAACAAGCGTAAGGGAGAACACTGTTCCTCCGGCACAATACGCGAGGATGTTCTGAAAGACGAATGCGCCAAGGCGCTCGGCCTGCCGGAATTTGACGAGGAGACCTTCTCAGAACGGGTCGAAAAGATTACGATTCCAACCACCGGCACGATGCTCTTCGAGTTTACCGATGGGAGCTCCCTTGAGCATCATTGGAGCCGGAATGCAAAAAAGGAAAGCTGGACAGCTGAACGGCGCAAGGCGGTCAGTGAGTACCGGCGCAGTCGGGAGACCGGATGGAAATGCTATCACACCTTCACCCACTTCATCAAATGCGGTCGCTGCGGAGGGAATTACCGCTGCCAGACGCACAAGCGTGTGGATGGGACGGTAGTACGTTCCTGGTACTGTTCGTCGCCGACAGCGGTGGGCTGCTCCAAGGTCGGCATCCGGGAGGACACGCTCAAGGCGCTCATTGCAGATGTGATGGGCCTGCCGGAGTTTGACGAGGAGCTTTTCAATCAGCATCTGGCTTACGCGACGGTGCCCGCAGACAATCAGATTGTCTTTCACTTCCGGGATGGGCGCGAGGTTTCCAGAACCTTCGTCCAGAAGCGCCAGATGCCGCGCCAGACTGAGGAGAGGAAGAAGCACATGAGCGAGGTCATGAAAGCGAAATGGAGGGAACGCCATGCCGAAAACGACTAAGAAGATTACCACCATCCCGGCTACGCTGACCCGCTTCACAGCTACGCCTATCACGGAGCAGAAAAAGCGTCGGGTCGCCGGTTATGCGCGTGTTTCTACTGACCACGACGACCAGTTCACCAGCTATGAGGCCCAGATTGATTACTACACGAATTACATCAAGAGCCGGGACGATTGGGAGTTCGTCGATGTATATACGGACGCAGGCATCACGGGCACCAGCACCAAGCACCGCGAGGGCTTCAAACGCATGGTCGCGGATGCGCTGGCCGGAAAAATCGACCTTATCGTGACCAAGAGCGTCAGCCGGTTTGCCCGGAACACGGTGGACAGCCTGACCACCATCCGCCAGCTCAAGGAAAACGGCATCGAGTGCTATTTTGAGAAGGAGAACATCTGGACGTTCGACGGGAAGGGCGAGTTGCTCCTGACCATCATGTCCTCGCTGGCGCAGGAGGAAAGCCGGAGCATATCTGAAAACTGCACCTGGGGCCAGCGGAAGCGCTTTGCAGACGGCAAGGTCACGGTTCCGTTCAACCGGTTCCTCGGATACGACCGTGGGCCGGACGGCAATCTGGTGGTCAACCGGGAGCAGGCGGCCGTTGTTCAGCGCATCTACGCCATGTTCCTTCAGGGCATGACTTACAACGGCATCGCCCAGCAGCTCACGGATGACGGCATCCTGTCTCCCGGAGGAAAGCCTAAGTGGAATACCTCGGCGGTCAAAAGCATCCTGTCGAATGAGAAATACAAGGGCTGCGCTCTCCTGCAAAAGACCTACACGGTCGATTACCTGACGAAGAAAAAGAAGGTCAATGAGGGCGAAATCCCGCAATACTATGTGGAGGACAACCACGAGGCTATCATCGACCCGGACACCTTCGAGATGGTGCAGCGGGAGATGGAGAAGCGCGGCAAGGGCCGGAAGTACCATAGTGGCGTCCACACCTTCTCCAGTAAAATCCGCTGCGGTGAGTGCGGAAGCTGGTACGGCTCAAAGGTATGGCACTCCAACAGCAAGTACCGGAAGGTCATCTGGCAGTGCAATCACAAATTCGACGGCGACAAGCATTGCAGCACTCCGCACCTGACCGATGACATCATCCAGCAGGCGTTCCTGTCAGCAGCAAATAAGCTGCTGGCCACCAAGGATACGGTCATCGCGGATGGCCGAGAGATGATGGCCATGCTCTTTGACACCACCGACTTGGAGCGGGAGCAGGAAGAACTCCAGCAGGAAACGCAGGTGGTCTCCGATATGGTTCAGCAGTGCATCTACGAAAACGCACACGTTGCCCTCGACCAGACCGAATACCAGAAACGCTACGACGGCCTGACCGAGCGTTTTGAAAAGGCCAAGGCCCGACTGGATGCGGTCACAGCGGAAATCCATCAGATTCAGACCCAGCGGGCCAGCATTGAGGATTTCCTGAAAGCCTTTGCAGCCATGCCGGATGAGCTGACCGAATTTACGCTGGAAAGCTGGCACGGGCTGGTGGACTACGGCACCGTCTACGCTGCCGACGACATCCGCTTCACCTTCAAAAACGGGCAGGAAGTCAAAGCCTGACCCCAGAAACGAAAAACGGCTCCCTGCCGCTGGAGGTTATCTCCGGTAGCAGGGAGTTTCGCTTACTGTTGATGGCCATCGGTATGCCGTCAGCTGGTTATGCCCTTGGTCAAGGCTGCCGCCCACAGGATAAACTCCTCCACAGTCGGTTCTTTGCCGGAGAAGTGAAACGTCGCCCACCGTGCCTGAACTGCTGGGTCAGGATTGTTTCTTCCTGCATTCATGGCCTCAGTCATATCCGAGCGCACTTGTTCCTCCGACACCTGATGCTCACGAGCAATCCGTCTGATGATTTTCGCTGCCGCTTTCAACTCTTTCTCTGTGTACATCGCTCTACCTCCGTTTTTATCTCGCTAAAAGAGATATGTATTTCTGTTAGCAAGACTATTATACAAAGGCACTTTGTCGAAAATTGCCGAAAGGCGTCAGTGTGGGTAAAAAAATATCCCTACGCGCAGAATTGTGGCGTAGGAATATTCTTCATGTCATTTTGTGCTGGATTCATCAATCATAACTTCAAGAACGCGAAGTATCCGTCGCTGTTCCTCCGGAGGAAGCGCCAGCAGTTTCTTGGAGACAAGGCCGCTCTCCTGACCGGTGGTGACGTCGAGCACATCTGCAAGAAGCAGGTTTGCGTCACATTGCAGCGCATTTGCGATAGAAACAAAGGTGTTCAACTTCGGTGTCTTGAAGCCGCATTCGACATTGCTGATGTATTTGGTAGACAGGTCAACCATTTGTGAAAGTTCCGCTTGTGTGAGCCCGCGTGACTTTCGCACCTCTTGAATCCGTCTGCCAACTTTTTGAGCGTCCACAAGCATCCTCCTAACAGATGGCAGTCTATCTGTTAGTAAGTATACCCACCGGAAAGCTCTGATTAAATCCACCAACTGAAAGATGTATTTCTCCAAGAAATACTCGGCCGCACTTTATTTTGTGAAAGAGCAAAAAAACAGCGCCGGTTCCTGAAAACCGACACCCCTAATCAGACCGACACCCCTTTGGCCCCTGCGACACCCCTTTGGTCAGGCCGCTGTGCTTTGTATCAAATTTTGCGTCTTAATTTCATATATACGGTTCTCGGCGGAAGGCTTCAACACGGCGACAAGCGTTCTGACCATGCAGGACGGCGTGTAATACTCTCCGCCGCGCTTGCCCTCTTTGCTGGCAAACTGCTGGAGGCAGTATTCATATGTGCGACCGAGGATATCTTTGTCGGTTCCGTGCTCTACCATGTGAATGTTTGTAAAGAGATCGACAACGTTTCCGAGACGGCGCTTATCCAGCTCGCCACGGGCAAAGTTCTTCGGTAAGATGTCTTTTAACCGCTTGTTCTCTTTTTCGATAGCTCGCATGGCATCATCAATGACCGTGCCGATTTCCTCACGGTGTGCGGCTTCGGCGATGACGCTCCAACGTGCCGTCGGAGGAACATAGAAAACGTTCACCTCTGCATAGGCGTCCTTGTCCTCAACGTCATCGTCATCCACGAGGAGCTGCTGATACCGCTCTTCAAATTTATCTGATATATATTTGAGGAATATAAGCCCAAGTACGACGTGCTTATATTCCGAGGCATCCATATTGCCGCGGAGAATATCCGCCGCGGCCCAAATTTGCTGTTCAAAGCCAATGTCGGCTGTGCTGCTCCCGTTTGCCATATCACTACCTCTTTTTTTATCGTTTTTTCTTAGCAATTCTATCTTAAACAGTGTCCCATTTAAAGTACTTGCTATTGTTGCCCCCGAGACCCGGGACCCCGAGACGAGATTTAATTCCTATCGTATATAGGACAAATATAACATTCAACGTATACAAACAGTCTGAAATTTAAAGCTCGTCTCACTGTTAGTACATATTATGTTCTGCGGAAGAATGCTTTGTCGCAGGACTCCAAAAGCTAAATATTTTCTAGAGAGTTGACTATGCGTCAGCAATGCACATGTCTGCGAAATCCCCAACACTGCCTCACAGAGCTACAAGTTTTGATACTTGTAGCTTTTCCATTTTTGTAGGAAGGCAGAAAGTAAGTTATTTTGCCAAATATTGTATCACAAATACTACCCACAATCAATCACACAGCACAAAAATTGGCTAAAGTAATGTGCTGCTTTTCTATTGCTTCTTCTTATTAGCAA